AATTGCTCTTATTGGACCTTCTGGATACGTAACATCACAATCAACTATTGGCGGCGTTACAATTATATCAACGGTTCAAACATCGCCGATTCCGCATTTAACGCAAAACATTCCTGTGCTCAATGGCGCAGAACACATTGCTATAGCAACAGCTGCAGTTAGCAATATTGCTGGGGCTCTTAGTAATGTTCTTGGCGTCAATAACCCTATAGGTTCTATTGCTGCTAGCGTAAGCGATGTTACAGCGGGCGTATCTAATTTAGCTGGCGCATTTAGTAACATAAGCAATTTTAATCCTGCATCAATGGCGGGAATTGTTAATGGTGGTATAGCTGGTATTGTTGATGCGGGTCTTACCAAGATACTTGGTTCTCCATTGTCTGGTCTTCTTGGTAATGTAACAAAGTTACTACCACAAATAGGTGGAAATATAACTGGTTCTATTGCTTCATTTCCAAAATCATCTTTAAATTCAGGTAAGATGAATACAGTAATGCAGAATGCAACCAAAGCAATGTCATTATCAAAAGCAGCGCACAATGTTGCACAGAATATTTTTGGTCAAGCAAGGGCAGAACAAATTACGGATGCTATAAGTGCTACTGCAAATCTTGCAGCTGCAGTTGGTGGCCCTATATCATTAGTAACAGCATTTGGCGATAGAATAACATCATCACCAGTAAATGCGCTTAAATCTATAGTTAATTCTGGGACGCAGGTTGTTGTTGGTAACGGGTTAAGGATTGTATAATGGCAGCGAATAGTCAAAATTCAAGAACAAGAACACAGCAAACTCCGCCAAATCAGTTTTTGCGTCATAATAAAGTAACGCCATCTGGTCAAGAAACTATTGGTTGGGATATTGCTGGCGGGCTTTTACATTTTGCGGCTCGTATGGCAGCTGAAGGCTTTTCGGTATTTGAACATTCGCATGATGGCCATCACAGTGAAGTTATACATGGCGACCATCACTCGGCTCATCAAGGGAAAACTAAAGATACCACAGGTCATGAAGATGATAGAGTACAAGGCGGCTTAGGTAAACAAAATAACTCCGAACATACTTCTGGTGGCGGCGACAGCACACACGCAAGAGATGGAAGTCAACAACACGCCAGTTCATCGTCTTCTAAAAACTATACTAAAGGAGACGGTCATCACCACATGCAGGGCGATCAGGCATTTACTGTCGAGGAAGGTGGTGTGCACTATAATGTAGCACAAGACTTCTCAATTACTGCAACTGGTAACGGTATTCACATTAATCCATCAAATGAACTCTCGATGATAGTCGGTGGTAACGAAGGTCACGTTGTTGCTGGTAAAGTAAGTTATAATTCGGGTGATGATATTACAATAGTCTCGGGCACTTCAATTACATTACAAGTCGGTAGTTCGTCTATTGTAATAACACCAAGTGGTATTACTATTCAAGCTTCTAGAGTGGATATTAATCCATGAGCCATAAGTTTACTATTCTTATTGATGGCAATCTTGTCACATATGATAAATATGAAGATATACCTGAATCTTTTGAAAATCTTATAGAATTTATACCTGAAATTCCAGATGGTCCACACACAGAAGATCAACATGAAGAAATAGACCAGTGGAATAGTAAATTAAAAGAACTCATGCAAAGGGAAACAAGATAATGCCAGCAGCAACAAGAGTAGGAGATGCAGATGTTGCCCACTGTTCAGGAATGACAAGAGCAGTTGGTTCTCCTAATGTGTTTGTTAATGGCATTCCATGGAGTAGACAAGGTGATGTAAATACTACACATCTACTTCCAGGAGGCATTTTCTGCCCAAGTCACGCCGCCCCTATTGCATCAGGATCCTCAACAGTATACATTAATGGTAAAGGTGCAGGACGAGTTGGTGATGCGATATCTGGTTGTACATCTGTAGCGGCTGGATCCCCTAACGTCTTTTGTGGTGGTTAATATGGCGGTCACTCGCGCACAAGCAATTTCTCAAACTCAGAAAAAAGCGGATCTTTATTCTGATATTTCAAATAACTTTATTAAGCATCCAATTACAAATGAGTTGGTATTATTAAAGAATGAAGATGCTGTAAAACAAGCATTTAAGAATCTTATCTTGACAAACATTAATGAGAGATTCTTTAATCCATTCTTTGGATCAAATGTGAATAATACTTTATTTGATAACTTTGGTCCATTTATGGTTGAAGATATCATTAAATACGTTAATTTATCAGCAAAACAATTTGAGAATAGAGTTAATGTACTCAATGTGAGTGTTACGGATCAATCAGATCAGAATGCAATATCTATTAATGTTGCATTCTCAATAATAAATAATCCAACAGTACCTTTACAACTAAACATATTCCTTAAGAGAGTCAGATAATGGCAAATTCAGCAGTATCACTTACATCTTTAGACTTTGATACTCTAAAAAGTAACTTTGTTAAATATCTGACCTCTCAGTCGGTACTTAAGGACTATGACTATACTGGTTCAAATATCAATGTTCTCTTAGATCTACTTTCTTATAATACATACTTGAACTCATTCTACCTAAACATGGTAGCATCTGAGATGTTTCTTGACTCAGCTCAGAAGTTAGATTCAGTTGTATCACACGCTAAAGAATTAAATTATACACCAAAGTCTGCTAAATCAGCAGCTGCTAATATCTCATTTACTGTAACAACTACTGGTATCAACTCACCACTTTCTATTCCTAAAGGTACAATTTTTAGTGGTCAGAATTCGAATGGACAGTTTCAATTTGTAACTGCACTTAACCAGAATTTCACATCATCTAATAATGTATTTGCAATCAATAATTTGCAGATATATGAAGGTTCTTATCTGACTGATGTGTTTACTGTTGACTATACTCAATCAAATCAAAGATTCATATTAAGTAACCCTGGTATCGATACTGATAGTCTTATTATAACTGCAATTGAGAATAATGTCAATACTTTCTTTACACCGGTTACAACTTTATTTAATTTAAATCCGGAGTCTAATGTATACTTCTTACAGGCGGCTCAGAATAATCAGTATGAGATTGTTTTTGGTGATGGTAACTTGGGAAGAATTCCAAATAATCTTGCGACCATTGTTGCCACTTATAGAGTAACAACAGGCGCCGCTGGTCAAGGTGTAAGTTCATTTCTAATTACTCAAGATCTCGGTGTTATTAACGGTGGTATTGCTACGCTATCTACAATTACTACAATTGCCAATTCATCTGGTGGTTCTGCAGCCGAATCAATAGATGTTATAAGAAAGAATGCACCAAGATATTTTGCAACACAGCAAAGAGCTGTTGCTTCAGATGACTATTCATCACTAGTATTAAGTCAATTTGGTGGTCAGATTGCAGACGCCAGTGTTTTTGGAGGAGAATTATTAAATCCAAAACAATACGGTAAGGTTGCAGTATGTTTAAAACCACAAGGTGCAACTGTTGCTCCTAATTATCTTAAGAATCAAATACTTAATTATTTGACACCATACGTATCTTTACCTACAACAGTTCTTATTACAGATCCAGATTACACATATATTGGTGTTAATTCAACTGTTCAATATAATGTAACAGGTACAACTGAAGTATCTTCTCAGATACAAGCGGTTATTACTAGTGCTATTAATCAGTTTAGTAAGAATAATCTAGAATTGTTTAATGCAGACTTTAGATATTCTAAGTTTGCAGCTTCTATTGATGCTTCAGATCCATCTATCACAAGTAATGATACTCAAATTAAAATTATTAAGAGAATATCACCACTTTTAAACTATCCAACATCGTATGTTTTAGATTATAACAATCCAACTGAGGTTGAATCAAGAATATCTGCCGAAGGATATGTTGCTGGTTTACCATTCTATGATGAACCGATGATTACATCTTCATCATTTACCTATGTTGATTCTACCGGAACTCAGTGGCCATTATCATATATTCGCGATGATAACTTTGGCACATTAGTTGTGTATACAACTATTAATAACGTATTTACTGTTATTAATCCAAACTTAGGTACTGTTAATTATATTACATGTGAACTTATTATTAATGCACTTGAAACTTCATTTTATAATCAATATATTTCCATATACATGGAGCCAGCAACAAAAGACATTTTAGTGAATCGCGATAAGATACTTAAAATTGATCTTGCTGACGTCACAGTTAATGTAATTCCGACTCAAAAGTAATTAAATGAATTTTAATATAGAAAAAAAGATATCTAATTTTATTGAGAGTCAATTCCCTCAGTTCTATTTGTCTGAGGGACCAAATTTTATTTTGTTTGTTAAAGCATATTATGAATGGTTAGAGTC